GATTTCAATTTTTTTCGTTTTCGGTATTTTCATTTCTCCATACTTTTCATTTCTCCATACTTTTCTTTTTTCTCCATTCATCAAGAGGGCATATAATACCTTTCTTCGCTAAATCCCAAAACTCCCAAGTTTCAGTTTCTAATAGTTTAGCATTATACTCCCAAAAGGTATATTGATGAACGTTTGATACTTTTCCCAATTTAATCCACAGCATAAAGGGCATTATAACATTTTTGTTCTTGAAATCATTACTTACCTCGTGAATGTTTCCCGTTTTTCTGTTATATACGACAGCGTGAGGGTGTCGTAAATTATCGGTTGGTCGTTGAACTATGGCGTGAATGATAGTAAAATCATTTACTTCACCCGTATATATCTTTGGTTCTAAAAAGTGGTATGTGTCTTCAAGGCAAGTCATATTCTTAAAAGTGCTGGTTTTGTGCGTATCACAGATAGTCTTAAAATGAAATCAATTTTTTTTGTAATATACGAGTAAAAAAATACTTAATTATTAACCTAACTACATCTAACTACATCTAACTAATACTTACCTTCGTCTTGCTTCGTTAATCCTCGCTGGAATAACGACACTCGCATTACACTTGTCGCAACATTTTAACTCTCCTTCCGCTACTGGTTCGGGATTGTTGCCGTATCCGTCTATTTCCTCCTTACAGAAACAGCACATCAACTTCTCGCCGCTGTCTAAACCTCTCATAACCCAGTTCGCAATATCATCACGATTGGATTTTTTTTGGAAAGCGTAAATGTATCCGCTTACCATATAATTCATCAACATTCCAGTTGGGTCGGGTTCTTCACTAACACAAAATCCATTTTCGTATCTTTGAACGACAAGAATATGCCATTCCTTTCCATCAAAAGTTTTTTTGGTTTTGTTGTTATATTCCATAATCTTTAACTTACCTTGAACCGCCAGTTTTCTCCACTCTCTCATCTGCCCTTGTAATTCTTCAATATTCATCACAGCAATACCTCCCTCTCTGCGAAGATAGAACCAACAAACGTCGTCCTTCGTCTTTTCTTGACGCATACCAAGATAGTTTCTTGCGAGAGTGTTTCTGTTAATGATTGTAGGTGAAGTCATATTCTCAAAAGTGCTTGTTTTGTGCGTATCACAGATAGACTTAAAATCAAATCAATTTTTTGAAAAACTCTAACTGATTTGAGATTTTCTTTAACACAATTGGGGATTTATGCGTATCACAGATAGTCTTAAAATGAAATCAATTTTTTTCGTTTTCGGTATTTCATTTCTCCATACTTTCATATATATTCCATACTTTTAGGACAGCGGAGGAGGATTGTCCGTTTTTAACCAAAGATAAATTACTCATTTCTAATTTATCTTTAAAACAACTCAAAATAATTTCTTTTTAGCAACATCAAAATAAGATGGTTCTATTTCCATTCCAATATAATTACAACCCAATTCTCTACACGCCATTCCAATAGACCCAGTCCCCATAAATGTATCCAAAACAACACTATTTTCATTTACGATATTCTGTAAGACGTGTTTGTGTAAATCTATCGGTTTTTCTGCTGGGTGTGTCTTCTCATTTGCTTTGACCGCTTTAAATTTGAAAATATCACCAGTCCCGCATTTGATACACTTCATATTAGGTCTTTCTCCATATAGTATGAGTTCGTGTTGGTGTCTAAATGTGTATCCAAGACTACACATCGTCTTATCCCAAACAAAACATCTCATTTTTTTCACATAGGGATAAAGATGGATATAAAACATACTATAACTATCGCTATTACAATATAGAAGAGCAAGTCCATCGTCTTTTAATACTCTATCAATAGATAATAAAAAGGACTTGTAAAACCCTTCTAAAATTCCCATTTCGCTTAATGTTTTCTTATACTTTGTTAGTGTCTTTGAATGCTCGGGAGGAATATAAGGGGCATCTGTATATAAAACATCAACCGATTTATCGGGCAAAGTCGTCAATAAATCCATACAGTCGCCAAGATGAATTTTAATTTTATCCGTCATATATATAGATAAAAGAAAATATTAATTTAGATTTATCTAAATGAAAATAGAATTCTACGAGAGTATATTAAAGATTAATTAGAAATGACTAATTTATTTTACCTCTCAATTGTAGCAATATCACTAACCTTCTCTAAAAACTTCAAAGGGATTTCAACATTCTTTATTACTTTACCATAGGGACAACCAAGATTTTCTGTGATACTATTTCTACCTCCAATAGCAACCCAACTATTCAAAGTTAATTCCCACATATACAGACCATCTTTATAACTCCACAAAAAGAACACTTGCTTACCATTTTTTACTCGGTTCATTCCCTCTTTTATTTTGTTATACCCTACTATTGCTGTGGGATAAGTATATGAAAAACAAGTCCGTCCTTTTACCTCTACCGAACAAATATGATTTTCAAAATCAAATGTCGCATATTTGTCTTTATTCCAATTCAATTGTCCCCAATCTTCAAACAATTCGTCAATCTCGTTTTTGAGATGTCGCTCATTCGCTAAACCAAAATCCTCTCGTTCTTTAAAACTGCTAAAATTATTCGGTTTCATATTAATATAGACCGATATTAAAATTTTGTATAAACAAACGCCTAAAATAAATGTGTCCCATATATATCAACGATGGATTTAGACACCGAACCGATTTTACAACAGAGCAATAATTTTTGTTTGTTCCCGATAAAACACGACGATATATGGTCTATGTATATGAAAAGCGTTGATTGTTTTTGGAGAACAGAAGAAATAGACCTATCAAAAGATTTGAACGATTGGAACAACAAATTAGACGATAATGAGAGGTATTTTCTTAAAATGATACTCGCTTTTTTCGCTTCAAGCGACGGACTGGTAAATTGTAATCTTGGTGAGCGTTTCTTTAATGAGATTGGACTACAAGAGGCAAAATGCTTTTATGGGTTTCAAATTGCTATGGAGAATATCCACGCACAAACATACGGAGTATTAATAGACACTTACATTAGAGATGAAAATGAAAAAATGAAATGTTTTAATGCTATTAACGAGTATGATTGTATCAAAGAAAAAGGAAATTGGTGCTTGAAGTATATTAACAGCGAAGATGACTTTGCTACACGATTGATATGCTTTGCTATTGTAGAGGGTGTGTTCTTCTCGGGTGCTTTTTGTAGTATCTTTTGGTTGAAAAAGCGAGGATTGCTTCAAGGTCTTTCTTTCAGTAATGAACTCATTTCACGGGACGAAGCACTCCACACCGAATTCGCTGTGCTACTATATTCCAAATTAAATAAAAAAGTTCCAAAAGAGAAAGTCTATACTATCTTCCGTGATGCTGTGAAAATAGAACAGCAGTTTATCACCGAAGCGTTGCCTTGTCGTCTTGTGGGTATGAATAGTGGATTGATGTGCGACTACATAGAGTTTGTTGCCGATAGACTATTGGTTCAATTAAGATATGATAAACTATGGGGAACTAAAAATCCTTTCACGTGGATGGAAATGATTTCGCTGGAAGGGAAGACGAATTTTTTTGAGAAGAAGGTTGGAGATTACGCACTCGCAAACAAAGTTGGAATGGGCGACGAAAAAATATTTGACTTGGAGGCGGCGTTTTAATTTACATTTAGCAGAAAATCCAAATAAATAATTTCTCGCTTAATTATATAAGATGAGTTTGACTAACGTAGAACTAATGGATTTAGCAAAGAGAATGGATATACCGCTTGAACCCCCAGTCTTCAAGTCGCAGTTGAAAGATATGAAATTGAAATACAATAGGTTCTATATTATTAATTTAGAGGACGAGTATGATGCCGATGGAACAAAGAACGACGGCACTCATTACACGTGCTTCCAAGTTAATAAGTATAAGAATGGTAAGGTTGAGGGCGTATATCTTGACCCATACGGAGTTGCTCCTCCAACAGATATAGATGAGTTTGTGGGGTTCAAAATACCACATTCCAAAAAACAGATACAAGGTTCTTTGAATAACGCTTGTGGTTGGTTTTGTCTCGCTTTCGGTCATTACATCAACTCATACGAGGGTCGCTCAAAAGACCTATATACAGACGCTATGAACTTCACAGACCACTTTGAAGATTTGACCGAGAGCAATCACCATCTTAAAAACGAATGGGTATTGAAGCACTTTTTTAGAAGTAGCGACGCATCAAAGAGAACTCCAATAGAAGTTGAAGGACTTGGTAATATTAGCGACGCTAATGAAAGAACAAAAATAGTGCTATAAAATTGAAAGGTCTTTTTAGAAATAGTTGAATAACATAAAACGCAATAATAGATAATGGGACGCAAATATACACTTGAAAGACGAGAGAGAAATAAACTCGCAATATGTTCGTGTGGATTTTCTACAAACGGAGATTGTCGCACATCAAACTTGAAAATGAAATTACATATTAGAAGCAACAAAAGTGATGATTTTAA